CTATCTTGAATGCTCTGATGGCAAATATGAAGTTGATACTGAGTTCAAAGAGTTTGATAAAAATGATCCTCACACAGTATTCATTTTGAGGCGTAAAGGTCTACTGAAGAATCAATTATGTAAGGTTTAAATGCTTCAAGTGCTTCATCCCATAAAATTCTTCTTTCATATGGAGTATTTTTGTCCATCAGTGCAATAGTAATAGTAAATCTCTTATTGTCTGTTGGATTATGTGAACTATGAAGAGGACCAACATTTACTAAACTTGGAGTGGATACATCTGCTTCATACTCAAGAGTTGAGTATTGTTCTCTTGTCACTAGAACTTGTCCATGATAGTGATCATTAGTCCTATCACCAACATTGTATTCACTTCTCTCTGGAATATCTGTTGAGCAAACTTGTTCTGCACTAGTACTAACCCGCATTACCATATCAGATTTCCACCACCTCATGGTGGTCCCTTCACCATCGAACTGGAATATAATCTTTGCCCAGTCAGCATAATATACATTATCAGAATGTATTACACCATCATCATGTGGTGGAGTATAGAAAAATTCTATCCAGGTAGAGGTAAATCCCATACCCTCTAACCAAGGTTTTATCTTGTCGTTGCCGAGGTCTTCAAATTGCAATTGCTTATGAAATTCTGGCCAACGAACTCCCTCTGTGTTGTACTTTGACACATCAATATTGGGGACATAATCCCCAATATCCAAAAATCTATGATAACGATTCATAATTAAACAATTCCAGGTGCTTCAGTACTTCCTCCGTCTTTTGCCCCATCAAGATTGGGTTCTTGAATTGGTGCTCCTAAATCTTCACCACCAGCAGGCATTGGTTCTCCAGTTGCTGGATCAATAGGTGCATTTGGATCTGGAATAATTCCAGCGGCGATTTCTTTTTTAATTAACTTATCTTGTTCGATAATTTCTTCATCAGTCTGGCGAAGAATCTTACGACGAACCCAGTCTTGAGAATAATATTTACCGATGTATGGTTCTGCAGTAGCAGCAATATTAAGTCTCTCAGTCATCAACTCAGCATCTTTGAGTTCTGAGAAGTGATTATCATAAAGGAAGTCATATTGAATATGCTCACTCATAGTCTCCCAGTCTTCTGGAGATACAATATTTTTGAGCAAAAGTTGAGTTCTCAAAAGATCGTTGAACATGTTTGAGAATCTCTTTCTCAGTCTGCCAACAAATTTAGTAAACTTAAGTTCGTCTCTTAAAATTTCAGAAGAACGTCCAAGATTAAATCCTTCTTGTCCACCAATTCTAGATGATGGTACATTTAGGGAACGATACAACTTCTCTTGGAAGTACTTGATATCAGATAACTCTCCTAAGTTTTGTCCGCCAGGAAGAGTTGAAATCTCGGTTCCTCTTCCACCTTCGCGGCGAGGCAACCAGAAGTCTTCCAACATGGACATATACTTCTTATCATCTCTAATCTCACCAGTATTTGCATCATATACAAGTTTGTTACGATATCTCATCATAACATCACGAAGATATTGTTCTGCCTTCATCTTAGGCAAATTACCAACATCAATATAAAAAATACGACGCTCTGGTGCGCGAGACAAACGATAGATAACCAAAGAGTCCTCAATCATACGAAGTTGATTGAGTGACTTAATTGCTTTATGGAGATACGAAAGAGTTAGATTTTTATTGCGATCTACAAGTCCAGAAGTGCAATATGTAATTGAATCTTTGGAGAACCTAACTCCATTAGATGCTTGATTACTTCCTCTGTTTATAATACCAGTTTGAGTTGTTGACTGGTTATATACAAAGTATTCTTGAATGTCTGGGAATCCAGTATCTTTTGGATCCTTCTCACCGTTTGGAAGATATCTAATATCCTCTGGTTTTTTCTTGCCCGCTTGCCTTACAAAACGCATTTTTAATGCGTCAATATATCTTAGTTCCTGAATCCCATCGGTAGGATTCTTCATATCAATTACTTTATGGTAATAGAGTCTACCATCAACATACCAATTTCTATAGATCTCATGGCACTTCTTATCGAAGTCCATCATCTCAAGAATATATTTAAACTCTTCTCTAATTTTTTTCTTCAGTCCATCACTTGCATTCAAATTTGATAATTCAATTTGAACGGGACTATCATTAGTATCACTTACGATTGCCTCATTAACAATATCTTCAATGGCACCATCCACTTCTGGATGTAGTGCCATTTCTCTATATCGCTTAATCAGATCATATTCTGACCTGTAAACACCTTCGATATCTACATACGAACCAAAAAACCCACTGGTTAAATAATGGTCAACCCCGTCCTCATTATTTTGAGGAACGGGGGATACCACACCTTTGGGTTTTTTATCGTTATCTTCTATCGAAAATCCAAATAATTTGGCCATTATAAGTAAGAACTAAAACTGTTAGTACTATTTATTATACAATAGCAGTGCCAGTTTGGTCATCACTTTGTGCTTGCCACCATTGGACCTGGAAATCAACAGTATATTCCTCAATAGTATCAGATGTATCGTATGAAAGATCAATCTGTGATACGTTTGTTGGGAAGATATCGTAGAATCTGTAAGATCTTAGTGGAACATTTGTTGTAGCATCTGTATTAGTAGTAGAGAACTTAGTTGCACCTCTACCAAGTTGATGTACATAAGCATCGACCATGTATGCTGAAGGACTGGTAGCGCCTGTTGCGTTATCCAGTTTACTAAGTTGATTCATCCACTGTTCAAATGCGGTTCTCAGTTTAAAGTCTTCATCGTTGATGACAGTAACTGTCCAAACATCAAAGGTTCTGTCTCCAGCAACCTTTAATACACGACCTCTAAAAGGAACTTCAATTTGTGCAACGTTAGAAGCTGGCAGAGCAGCTGCTTTGCACATGAAGTTAAAGGTCTCATCATCCCAACCAGACACGCTGGCTGGGAATGCAGGAATGCTTACTTCAAATAAGTTTGGTCTTGCTGCACCGCCTTGAAGTTTTGCCTTGAAGTCGGTGATAGTTCTAATTGAGCGTGCCATTTGTGTTGATCCTCCGTTTTTATTTAATCATCTAGTAGATCAAACTCTACCAGCGACTTCTTCAAAACTGACGCCAGTTCTTGTAGCAACGAATGTCAGGGTCACATAGTTGATGGACTTAGCAGGCTTCAGGAAGATGTCTGCTCTGAATTCGTTATTGTCAATAACATCAGGGGTGTTGTTTGTCTCGTCGCAAATTACGAGATAGTCATAGAGTCCGCGCTTTGCTTGAATATCGCGGAGATATGGTTCAACAATATTTACAAAGTTTGTTCTTGTAATTTGGTCGTTGAACTCGAACAATTGCGATTCTGCTGCTCTTTGGAGTGATTGCTCAACTGTCAGGAACAGGCGACGAACGTTAATTCTATCGAATGCAGATGCATAAGAGAGTGCAGTCTTATCACCAAAGAGGAGTACTCCAGCACCAGACTGATTAACTACGGAGTTAATTCTTGCTGAATAAAGAGCGTCTCTTTGTGCTTTGTTTGGATTGTATGCAAGTTTAATTGCGTTCTTGATAACACCTCTTTGCTGACCAGCAGGAGAGAACCAGGGATATGCAATAATGTTTGTGCGGCACATTAATCCAGCAATGTCTGCATTACATGGAATGTAACGGAAGAGATTATTGAATCTGTCATAAGTGTACTTGTAACCACTATCAAAGATTGCATATGATGAAGATGAAAGTGGTCCGAAGAACTCAAGAAGATTATTGGTCTGTACCGCAGTGTTTGTAAGATCTACAATAGATGCTCTATGAGGAGAGATCACTGCAACACAATCCTTTCTTCCATCTGCAATGGAGATCAGTTTGTTTGCTTTTGCCTGCGAGTCACTTACAGTGTCTAAACCAGGACCCATGATCAAATAATCTACTGCAACATCTTCTTTATTATTGAAGAGTTCGTATGCACCGATGATATCACCAAGTCCAGACTTAAGATTTCCTTGAGTAGTATAATTTTTACCACTTTCAAGGGTGTATGTCTTAGTTCCAATAGAACTGAAGGTGGCACCCTGAGCATTTCTATCCCAAGTCAAACTAGTAATTGCACCTGGAACTGAGAATGTTGTTGCTGGATCCGATAACGGATACAGTGTTGGTGTTGAAGCAAGAGAGAATACAGTTGCTGTTGGGAATGTAAAGTGGAATTGGTCATTTTGTGTGCTTTGGTTTGCACCAGCATACAAATACTTAGAGAAGTTTGCTAAGTAATTCTTATACCACAGTTTTTGTGGGGAATTGACTTGCGATACAGTATCTTTTGCCTTGGATAATCCAAGATGCTTCTCAAGGATGTTACCTCTTACACCTGTTAATTGTCCACTATCATCAACGACCACAACGTGCATCTCATCATTTTCGCCATTTCTCTCAGCAACATAACCTGAGGTTCCTGGTTTTGGAGCAATAGTTCTCCAGTAAATGGTTGAGTTATCTAATCCCAGAGTTTCGCCATTGTACCAATCTTCGGCACCAATAATCTCAACTCTTGAATTTGCTTCGGTAACTTCAACAATGATCTTGTCATCTCTCAGAGAAGATACTGCAAGAGTCGCATCATCTGTTGGACTTACACCACCAATTGCTGTTCCTGGGATAGTGACAATAGTGGTTGACTCGTATCCGAGACCTTCCGCAACCATTGTTACTGTTCCGATTCCACCAGAACCATCTCTATAGACGTTGAAGGATACGCCAGTACCAACTGTGCTTACGCCAGCAACATTCAGATAGATTCCGTTAGAAGCAGCAGGAACAGTCGATGATGTTGTTAAACCAATTTGATCGATAGCGCCTTGTGACAGATCATAACCACCAACTGCAGAACCAGCAAAGGTGATTGTCTCTCCTACAGTATAACCAAGTCCAGGATTGCTAATTACAACTCCACCAGCATCAACATTACCAGTGGTGTTATTTCTTGTAATGTTGAATGTTCCCTGACTACCTGCTCCACTAGCAGTACCAGCAACTCCAGTATAGATCTGACCTTGCTGACCATTGATCGCAGTTGATGTTGTAATTCCTACTGCAGAGATTGAGTCTACAGGTGATGCAACTAATCCGTTATTATCAATGAAGCTGATTCTTTGACCAGTTAAGAATGAAGAATATGCACTATTCTCAGTATACTTAACTCTATAGTGTCTACCTGGTTGAGTTCCACCTGTTGATACTCTAGAGTGGATCTTAACCATAACAGCACACAGATCCAATTCTGGAGTATCTACTACTTGAGTAATTACACCCTTTAAATAACCTTGGAATGCTTCTGTGGTTCCAGCTCCTGGGATAACAGCACCAGTGATGTCAACAGTAACACCATATCCAACTACAGCACCTACTGATGCACCAGATGTTGTTCCAATACCCAGTTTTTGGTCTGCTAAATCGTCAATAACACAAACTTTCAGAGTGTTTGACCAACTTCCAGGGTTTTTTGCTGCGTAGTAAAAACCTGCTGCAGCTTCAGCATAATTTGTATTGTAGTCATCAAAGTTTTTAATTTTTGTTCCTGCAACGGAAGAAGTTCCTACACCAACGTTTGCGTTAGCAAGGTTTGCTCCATCAGTACGTACTACCTTAAGAACACCACCATACTGTAAGTATGATGATGCACTCATCCAGTACTCATATTGATTGTCTTCTGTTTTTGGCTTACCAAAGTTACTGATAAGTTCCTGTTCCGTCGATACGGTAACCGTTTCATTTACAGGTCCAAGCTCAAAAGGTCCTGCAATACCTCCAATATTGTCAAGAACATTTTCAGCTCTTCCTACGGTTAAATCAACCTCTCTAGTAAGTACACCAGGAGATAATTGAGGAGTCGCCATGGATTCTGTCTCCTAAGATAGTCTCAGTTTATCTGAAAATATTTATGAAAAGGTGCATTTACGTGGGGAAATTGTGCGTGAACTACCAATCTGGGTATTCCCACCTATCAAAAACCCTGTTTGTCATTCTATTTGCAACTCTTCTTATAGTGCAATTCTTACATTCATATGAATAAGAAGATGAAACTGCACCCCTATCTTTTCTTGTTCGGTAAAATCCTTCTATTAAATTCTTTCTCTCGCCACACACTCTACATCTCCTTTCATGGAGCAATAAATGACCAAATTTTACCTGATCATCTAAGTCCATTATCTATAGTCCCACATGTAAGACATATCTCCATACTCATCAGTATGCCATCTATCTCCATCAGAGTCTACAAATGACGTATCATCCAACCCATCATTTATAAATCCAAACGGTGACATATCCTGCTCAATTTGATTTTTTTGTTCTTCATATAATCTCTTTCTTACGTCTTGGTCCGTTAGTTCTTTAAAGTAGTCTTGTGCAACCAACCAAGCATAAATGACAAGACACATTGCTAAGTCATCATTACATCCATCCTCTGCTTCAAATGAATTGTGCTTTTGAATGAATGTAGTTAATTCTGCAATAATGTCATAGTCTTTAAATAATAACTTATTTTCCTCAATAAGTGTCTTGAGATTTAAACACCCAACTTTCTTTACTGTCTTAGACATTTTGACACCAAGTTGTGTCTTTTTGCCAGAAAAACCTTGACCCACAATTTGACCTGCTCTACCTCTCATAGAACACATCAAAACATTTGGATACTCTAAATCAAAATTTAAAATTGCTGCTACCTGATCACCAACATCATTTACCTCACAAAGTATGTACGCTTCATTATAATTATCAGCAACTTCCTTAATAATACTTGGGAACAACATTGGTTTAATCTCATTGTTCCTATACTTACACACCAAGTTATGTGGGAAGGTAGTAATATCAATTACAGTAAATGCAGAGTAGTCACTACCAACTCCTCTTGCTACGTCAACTGTAATAACATAATTATGTCCTTCTTTAACATCTTCAAATACATCCAATCCTTGATTACTTATTTGTGGTTGTTCATAAACCATCGTCCTAATTTTGGACGGGTTAATCAGGGTGTCAACAGATCCAAGGAATTCGCACTCAAACTCAACCTTAAATTGTTGCTCAGAAGTGTTTGCAATCGTCTGGCGCTTCCATTCTTCATCTCTACCAGGAACGTCACTCCAGTGAACTTCTGTTGGAATATATTCGTTCTTACTACGCTCTGCATCATGCCAAAGTTTATAAAAGTGATTCATACCGTGAGGCGTGCTCACGATAATAACTTTAGTGTTCTTACCCGATGAAATTGTAGGATATACTGAACTGAAGAACTGATCAGCAATATGGTTTGCAACGAACGCAAATTCGTCCAAGAAGATGATGTTGTAAGATCCACCACGAACTGCAGATGCAGATGTAGATGCAGCGATAATCTTTGATCCGTTCTCTAATTCAAGAGATGCTTTGTTCCAGGTCAAAACGCCCTGCTGTAACCAGCGGGGTAAATTCTCATATGCAGTCTGCAATCTATCTAACAGGTCTTTCGCTGTAGATGCCTTGTTAGCAAGGATTGCAATATTTACATTATCATTAAAAATTGCATAGTGAAGAAGGTAAGACACAACAATAGTTGACTTACCTGACTGTCTTGGGAGTTTACAGATATTAAATCGATTATGATGGAATCGATCTAACATGACCTTCTGAAACTCATATGGTCTAAAATTTTGTAGACCATAATCCAGAGTAACAATCTGGATGTAATTCATCGCAAAGTAGACTGGATCATCAATGCACTTTGCAAACTCAAGAACTTGCTCTTGGGTAAATTCTTGAGTTGTATTTGCTTTTTTTAATAATGGATTACCAAGATAATGATCAACAGCCATGAATTAAACTCAATAAATTGCGATGCCTACACCTTCGATTGTTCCAGATGCAGTTTTAAATAGATCAGTGGGATCTTTTCTAAGAGTTACTTCTTTTGATTCAGATACTGCATTAATATAATATCTACCAATCTCCGTTCCCAAAGAATCTGTTCTAATAACAGTAGTGGATGTTAAACCAGAAGTGCTAACCTGGAAAAAAGTAACTTCAGACTGACCATCAAAGTCAGTCCCCGCTGTTCCAACGGTGGTAATACCAGTTTTGATTTTGATGGACATTTTTTACAAATCTTTTTTCTATTTATTATCTTTGTTCGATCCAGTTAAGTACCGCAAGTGCTGCTTTGTTGACATTAGGAGATGCACAAGCAAGAGTATAAGTATCACTGATTGTACCAATACCAGATCTTCCAATCTGCAGTGCTGCTTTACCATCAACATCAACCAAAGAGGCACCACCAGCAATCGTAAATCCTGAGAGAAGTGATGTTCCTCCAGTGAGTGCAGTTGCTGTAGTATCATATTGCATAAAGGAGTTTGGATCTGGATGATCTGTCCAACTCGCACCAGTCAAAGTTGAGTTCTGGTAAAGTCTCCAATAGACATTCGTGTTATCGTTCGTTACTGCCTGCAGAGATCTCAGTAACATAACTGCCTGA